CATGTGGCGAACCATGCAGGGGGATTCACAGTACGAGCAGTTTAAAAGCACCCTGGGCTGGTGGAATCGTTTCCAACTTGGATCAGGTGTTATGCCTGAGGGGGTCTGGGAAGAGTTTGTAGACTTCAAACAGCAATCCAATCCTGATTACAAAGATCCATTTGCCGGTCGTATTGGGCCCAACACGCTTGTCCGTGGTACTCCAATTGGAGAAGATGACACATCTTCCACTGCTGCATCAATGAATGGTGTTTCGTCTACTGCAGCCTCTATTTCTCAGGCAGATGAAAACATCAAGAAATTTCTTGACCTCATTGCGATGTCTGAGGGAACTTTCGGCAAAGGAGATGATGGCTATAACGTCACTTTTGGTGGTGGGTTGTTCAATAACGGGTTTGCGTATCACCCCAACATCCAGCGCTCATTCATGCAAACCAACGGCATGGTCAATTCATCCGGTGCAGCAGGCCGCTACCAGTTCCTGAATTCCACATGGGGAGACCTTTCCAAGCAGTTAGGACTGACGGATTTTGGCAAAGAGTCACAGGACAAGGCCGCGATTGAACTGATACGCCGGGCTGGAGCGCTGGAAGACGTCAAAGCGGGCAACTGGATGGGGGCGGTAGGCAAACTGGGCAATATCTGGGCCAGCTTTCCATCATCTCCCTATCCGCAAGGAAGCCATTCCTATGCTCAGATGGGGCAGTTCTGGGGGCAGATTAATCAGTCACGTCCCTTGGCTGACGACATTGCGCAGGCAATCAACCAGAAGCCGGCACAGGTCAACATCAACATCTCCAACGGAACAAATACACAAACCGTCAGTGTACGCACAGGCGGCACAGTCACTACATCCATGGCATTCTAAATGGGCATCATCACCAACACCATCAAATCCACGCTTGGCCTGACTTCTGATCCGGGCTGGCAGTGGAGAGAGCATATCCATGCGGCATCATTCCGAGGCGTGCCGTTTGGTGTGATGAGTGGAGACGGTACATTCGGACGCAGGGTTGCTGTGCATGAATACCCGTTTCGGGATTCGGTCTATATTGAAGACCTGGGGCGCAGTACACGGCGCCTGACGATCCGGGGTTTTCTGGTACAGGAAAGCAAGGTCTATCAGGCAGGAGACGTTTTTACGCAACGTGACAGCCTGGTTGCTGCGTGTGAACAAAGCGGCAGTGGTACGCTGGTTCATCCCACGCTGGGAGAAATCACCGTTTATGTACCTGATGGTGGTTTGCAGATCAATGAGGGTGTTGAATCCGAGCGCGTCTTTGAATTCACACTGACCTGTATGGAGGGCGGCGAAAAAGCCTTTTCCATTCAGGTCGGGGCCGAGTCTATCACACGGCAAAGCTGGCTGAGTACACTGGTCACCATTGCCACTCGCTATGTAGCGATGGTCAAATCCGAGATCAACAGTGTCGCTTATGCCATCCGCACCCTATCCAGCACCACAGGCGGATTCAAGGAACTCGCACAAAGCACGCTTGATGCAGTGAGCAACCTGCATGGTGTCGTTGAATCAGCCTTTGGTAACCAAAAGTACAGCCGTTATAACTCAGGCTCAATTGGCGGAAGCGTATCCGGTGTGGTCGGATTGTCCCGCAATGAACCCGATGTCACTGACCCTGCTGTGGTTGTCGAAGAGAAAACCGCCATGTCTGTGATGGATAAAAACACGGTGGAGCAGACCATTGAAGATGCCGGGGACTATACCAATCTGGAGGAAATCCCCGAATCCATTCAGAACATCATCAAGGAAATGGCTGAAGCCACAGGCAGCGACAAAGACAAGATTGATGCTTTCGAGACGCTTTCACAATACACCAACAGCGGTTACCAGAAAAGCCAGTTAGACCAGGTGCTGGTTGATCTCACGGTAGGCATGATGGTCTGGATGTCGGCCAGTACCATGACGTATGTGGCTTTGCAATATACGCCTTTTAGCCTGGAAGAAGCCCAGAGGATTCTGGAGCGGGTCTGCACGGCCTTGGATCGTGCTTTGTTGCTCTGTGCGGACCTGGGTGAAGATGAGTGCTACCAACTGCTGCTCGAGCAGCGCAGGCAGTTTGTACTGGCCTATACCCAGAAATATGCCTCTCTCTCCAATCTGATGCAGGTAAGCATGAACGCGCCTCTGCCGGCTTTGTTGCTGGCCAATAGACTGTATCAGGATGCAACCCGCAGCAGTGAGTTGATTCAAGCAGCCAATCCGAAACATCCGGCGTTTATGCCGGTTCAATTCCAGGCGCGTAAAGACTGATGGACACACTGACCCTCAAAATCGCCGGTAAAGAACTCTCCGGCTGGGAATCCGTGCGTGTTACGCGTGGCATAGAGCGCATGCCCTCAGACTTTGAACTCTCGCTGACGGATTACTTTCCGGCCGATGGTCCTCAGATCGTTAATCCGGGTGACCCGTGTGAGGTGTATCTGGGTGAGGATAAGGTCATTACTGGCTATGTGGACCGTTGGAATGCCTCCATTGGTTCCAGTGAGCATGCCATACAGGTGACAGGACGCGGCAAGTGTCAGGACCTGGTGGACTGTTCTGCAGATTACGAGAAAAACGTCATCAATGGTGTGACTGCTTTGACACTCTCCCAGAAACTGGCATCTGGCTATGGCATCAATGTCACAACTGATGTGAACGATTACCAGACCGTACCTCAATTCACCATCAACTGGGGCGAATCCGCTCAGGAGGTGATTGAACGTGTATGCCGCTGGGCCGGGGTGCTGTATTACGACTTGCCTGATGGTGGTTTATTCCTGACCCGTGTCAGTACCAAAACCGCCATGAGTGGTGTAGAGCAGGGGGTAAACATTCAACAGGCAGACTACAGTGCATCAGTGGATCAGCGGTTTTCTGAATACGTAGGGGTGTCTTTGGGCATATCGCCTGCATACAGCCTGACCGCCAATTCATCCTACGACCGGGTGTTGCTGGCCACGGCGAACGATCCTGAAATGGAAAACCTGCGAGGCCGTAAACACATCACCATTGTCGAGAGTACGCTGATCCAGAAGAACCTGGCACAGACTGCAATCACCTGGGAAATGAACAGGCGTTACGGCCGCTCCAAGGTGCTTAAGGTCAGGGTGGATAGCTGGAGAGACATTGACGGCATCCTGTGGACGCCTAATACGCTGATTCCGATTCACATTCCGGCCTTCGGACTGGAGGACCTGCAGTGGACACTTGCCGAAGTCGAGTTTTTACGAAATGGCAAAGATGGCACCACGGCGCAATTGACGCTGATGCCGCCTGAAGCATTCAGCATTGAGCCCTATGCGTTTTACGCTGACCTGTTGAAAGGACCGGGCACATGAACATCAAGGAAGTATGGCGTCGGGTCATGATGCTGGCCGGCATGTCGCGGGTGACTTCGTTGTCTGACCAGGGCAATGTCCAGAAAGTCCAGTTACAGACGCCGCTGGATCTGCGTAATGATACTTTGCGTTTTGCTGAATTCGGGTTCAGTTCTGGCCTTCCCAATGGAACCGATGTGATTGTGCTGTCTCTTGGTGGAGACCGCTCAGCCCAGGTAGCTGTGGCCAGCAACCACAACGGATTCAGGCATGAAGGGCTCCAACCCGGTGAGGTGGTGGTTTATAACCAGTGGGGGCAGTACATCAAACTCAAGGAAGATGAAATTGAGATCGAAGCCAAAGGGCAGAAGGTCAACATCAACAATGCCAGTGATGTCACAGTCTTGGCCAGTGGAACCGTTACGATTGATGTACCGGAAACCAAACTCACTGGCAATCTCACAGTGGGCGGCATAACGACCACCAAAGGCCTGATTGCTGGTGGAGGAGGCGGTGAAGCTTCATTTACCGGAGTGGTAAACCATAATGGCGAATACAACCTGACTGGTGACTTTACTCATGAAGGCGGAAGCATGACCAGTGACGGGCGCAAGATTGACGGCACCCACGTACACCCGGAATCAGAAGGCGGCACTACGGAAAGACCCAACCCATGACGACTGACATCACCACTTTTTACGATGTTGAGGCTGTGCATTGCGACTGGCATGTTGTTTCCGGTGATCTGGCCAGTGGCAACGACTTGCAGACTGTCATTCTGATCAGCCTGTTTACCGACCGGCTGGCCAATGCCGATGATGAATACGATGGCAACGACCGCCGCGGCTGGTGGGGGGATGGGGATTACCGTATCGGATCACGTTTCTGGCTGTTACAGCGGCAAAAGCTCACCACTGCTGTGGCACTCAAGGCAGAGCAATATGCCAAAGAGGCTTTGCAGTGGCTTGTTGATGATGGCGTCGTCAAAACCATCCAGATACAGGCACGCATCCGCTGGCCAGACAGGCTGTATCTGACGATTGAATACACCCGGCCCGACCAGGGCACCAAAGAATTGTTGAAATACTACTGGATCTGGAGCCCAAATGCCGTTTAACCGACCGACTTTGACCGAACTGCGCGAGCAGAACCAGGGCTACATTGAGACTCAACTGGAGAGCGTAGGTAAACTCCTGCGTTTCTCTAATATGCGAGTGCTTTCGGATGTGATTTCCGGCATGTCGCATCTGCATTATGGCTATCTGGACTATATTGCGCGCCAGGCCGTGCCAATTACCGCTGTGGATGAGTATTTAGCCGCCTGGGGCTCTCTGGTGCGTGTATATCGCAAGCCGGCAGGGCCTGCTTTGTGCACTCAGGTACGATTTACCGGGCTGGATGGCGCCACAATTGATGCTGGCGCTATCCTCAAGCGCTCTGATGGCTACCAGTACACGCTGGATGTCAAAGTCACCATTGAAAACGGAGAAGCCATCGGCAGCATCACTGCTGTATTGCCGGATCCGCAGGAAGATACCACCGGAGGAGGCGCCAAGGGCAACGCTGCAGCAGGTACAACGCTGGTGCTGGATACCACCTGGACCGGAATCGACTCCACAGCAGTGATGGTAGTAGCTGCAACGGGCGGTACTGACATTGAAGACGAAGAAAGTTTCAGAAACCGCATCCTGTTAGCATACCGCAACACCCCGCAGGGTGGCAGTAAGGCGGATTACATCAAATGGGCGCTTGAAGTTCCCGGTGTGACCAGAGCCTGGACAGTCGGCCGGCTGGTGGGGCCGGGTACGGTGGGGGTCTACATCATGGCTGATGGCAGCGGCGATGGTTTCCCAACTGGGGATGATGGCGTATCCAGCAAAGAAACATGGGGTGCACAGAAAGCAACCGGCATGCAGGGTGAAGTGGCGGACTATATCTATGACGTACAGCCTGTTACAGCGCTGGTGTTTGTCTGCTCTCCGGTCAAAAAGGAAGTGGATTTTGAGATTAAAGGCCTGTCAGAAGCTACCGAGGAAACGAAACAAAAGATACTCAGCGCGATTAACGAGGTGTTTTTTGATGTGGACGAGCTGGACGGCAGCAGCGTTATCCTGCTCTCAGAGTTGAACTATGCCATCTCCAATGTCACCGGAACCACCGGGTATATCCTGGCAGAGCCTGCTGGCAATATCACCTTGAATGTGGGAGAACTACCCGCCATCGGTGAGGTGACCTATGCCCAGTAGATTCACCACGCAAGACTACACGCATGCCTTGCAGAACCTGATGCCAACCGGTATCGCATGGCCGCGCAGTCCTGAAAGCACTCAGCATGCGGCGCTGTCTGCATTAGCCCAGGCTTTCCAGAAAAGTGATGAGGCCGGCAGTGATCTGATTACCGGTGCATTTCCGGCAACGGCACTGGATCTGATCACTGAGTGGGAAGAAACGCTGGGGCTGCCTGATGAATGCTCTATCAGTGAGCAGGACAGCATTGCAGTACGCAGGAACACCATTGTCTCCAAACTGATTGGAGTAGGTGGGCAGTCAAAAGATTATTTCATCCGCTACTTTGAAGCGCTGGGTTACCAGATCACCATCACTGAATACCGACAGGCGAGGGCAGGGTGGTCAGTGGCAGGAGACCCTATCAACGGT